AGAGAATAACTTTCCATCATTTGCTGATTCAACTAAAAATGGATTGGATATCGCAGGTGGTTCAGCAGTAGATAGAGCTAACGGCACTTCGGAGGGTTTTAGTGCCGTTGCGGGCGCTGCCACTGACTTGCTAGCAGACGATACCGCAACATATATTACCCAAATAAGAGACTACGGACAATCAGTGACCGGATCAGTCTTTATTGATATTGAAGGCACACAATCTATTCAGACGACTTGGAATGACTTACATAATCACCTTTTCCAAAGTGTTACAGAAGAAGCTCCTGCCTCAGTGCTTAAAGACTCTAGTTTAGGCGGTATTGGACATATTCTTGGTTTCAGTAACACCATGCCAATTGATTTCAGGTATGATTCAAATAATGAAACTATGATGAGTGGTGGTCAGTTTGGTAATGTTTATGCTATTCACCTTCATGGTAATTTTACAAATGATGAGTCTAATGCAAATGTAACCGCCTTGATAGCTGGTGCTATTAATGCCGATGCAATCGCTCTTGGAGAGACCTTTTTTGCAAACGGAGAATCTACTGGTAGTAATGTTCTGGCTAACATTTCTCTTGCAGGGACTTCCTATCAACTAGTTGACCTGAACCAATATGGAGACCCAGGAGGATTAGGCACATACGTAGGCTCTCTTGGGGCTCTCACAACTCAGACCTTTATCAGAACCTCTACAGAAACATCTCCTTTCTTTACAGCTAATAGTAATGCAAATACAGAAACCTTTACTGGATTCTCTGTAAATGATGGTTTTGTTCCATACGAGGCAGGCTCACGAACTTTCCGACACTTCCAAATAAAATTTGTTGTGAACAATTCTAAACCCGATGAATTTGACTTTACAATCGATAAGTTTAGATATACTATAGAAAAAGAGCAAACCATTTTTGAAGACACCGTGACTTACAATGCAAATCCGACTACGGTTAATTACTCGTCGTTTAATTTTAAAAACAGACCAGTTATTTCACTTCAACCCATTGGTACAGCAACAGCACAAACAGCTGTGGTTACTGCTGGGAGTAGTTCTAGTGTATCCTTTAGATTATTTGATATTGAAAATGACACACTAGCACCTACAGATCAAAGCATTCAAGTTCAGGTTACAGCTACAGGAGTATAAATAAATGTCACTTGTTGATTCAAATACATATGTAGAACCAACGGCTGGTACATCGCTAAATGCGTCTAGAAGTCAGTACAACAACTCCCTACGTTCCATATTAACCAACTTTAAATCGACAGCGACTCCTGTTGGTACTAATATTGTACGTGCAGGGGCAAGCTCAGGAGAAGAAGATGGGATGCTTTTTAGAAGTGCAAAGACTAATGCGCTCTACATTTCTGATTCTGTACATGTAAAGTCTTCACCTGTTGGAGGTAATTTTACTCGTGTAGGTATTGGTAACCGCGTAGAAAACGGTATTGTACCTCTGGTAGCAAATATTGCTTCTTATGAGATTGGTGAGTTAGTAGCTACTCCTTCTGCTGCTGGTGGTTTGTCTGCTAATGCTCGTTTATATCTTATCACAGACAACTCTTCTGCTGCGAGTTCTATTAAAGATATTGGTATTCCTCCTACGAACGGCTCAGTAACAAACACAATGTTAGCTACTAATTCTATTACAGCTGATAGAATTAAAGCGGCAAACGTTACATTAGACAAAGTAAACTTCAATGCAGGAGGAGCTTCAGGAGATGGTGGAGTAGGCGCTACAGCTTCATTGCAAATATCTGCTGCAGCTGGGTTTGATACTTCTGTTGGGTTAGGCACCATTAATTCGGCTAACATAGCTCTTATTCATGTAGACAGTGGAGTAGGCGTAGAGTCTGGTCTTAAGGTAGTTAATCAATCTTCTAACTATATTCCTGTAACATCGAACTTAGCACTCCAATCTGCTATTCAAGGCGGTCAAACTGCTCCAGTCCCTGTTGTCCCTGCCGGCTCTATTATTGCTTGGAGCGGGTCAAGTGCTCCTAGCGGTTGGCTCATCTGTGATGGGTCAGCTATTTCAAGAACTACTTATGCAGCACTATTTGCAGTCGCTGGGACTGGTTATGGAACAGGTAATGGTTCCTCTACATTTAATATCCCTGACTTACGAGACAGATTACCACTCGGAAAAGGCACTAATAACGGAACTCTAGGTACACAAACAGGCTCTATGAGTGCTTCATCTGTTGTTACTACCGCCTCTGGGAGTGCTTCTTTGAGCTTAACAAAAGACAACGTTGATGATACTTTAAGTTCTGGAACAAAAGATGTAAGCCAAATAGGTTACGTAACAAATGTAACAGGTTCAGGACATACTCATTCAGTAACTATTCCCTCCTCTGTAGTTAACTATATTATTAAAACATAAAGGACATATAATGGACTATTACAAATTTCATATTGATGAGGATGATGCAAAAAATGTTTATTGTATTTACAGAGACCTTTCAAAAGGAAAAGCATCACCACAATTGATAAGATCATTTCCTCTTGATCTAGTCGCAGAAAAAGAACCTAAATTACTTGAGATGGTAGGGGGAGATATAACTGACGTTTACTATGAAGAATTTAATGGTGAAGTTAGAGCTTCTGAGATAAAATGGTTTTTAGGCGAAGTAGAAAAAAACTCTGATGAAGATGTTGAATGGATAAAAAACTTCGTCAGACGAGCTTGCATAGATGAAGAGTACGACGAGTTAGTTGCTCCACCTTCTGTTGATCAGCAAGTTGAAGATTTTATCAAAGAGTTTTTTGACGATGATGATTTTGATGTTGAGGGAGATACCCCTCTAGAACAGAAAGACTTTTTAGCTGAATTTTTTGCAGAGCTTGAGGAAGACTCTAAGTAAGGAAGAATAAATGGCATTAACCCGTATCACTACTGCTACTATTGGTTCAAATGTAATTTCTGCTGACAAAATGCAAAATGCAGCCATTCAGGCTAGGCATTTTCAATCAGCTGCAATTACTCTTGATCTTTTGGATGCTAACGCTAACGTAGCAGCGGCTGAAACTAGAGTTAATGCAAATTTAGACATAGTGCAAGACAATGTTGCATCAGGGGTGACTAACCTCAATACTGTTCACGCTAACGTCGTAGCAGCAGAGGCTAATGTTGTATTAGTACGTTCAAATGTTGACTCATTAGGTGCTTTTGCAAATACTAACTTAGATACTAAAGCTAACGTATCTGCCACTTTTATTCAACTTAATGCTAATTTAAATACAACTTCAACTAATGTTGCTGCAGTAATATCAAACGCTACTTCTTTTGGAACATATGCAAATACTAACTTAGACACTAAAGCTAACGTTTCTGCTACTTTATTTTTAGCTCGTGCCAACGACTTTGTTACTTTTACACTTTTAAATGCAAATGTTAATACAGTTCAAGATAATGTAGCAAATATCATTGACGGAACCACTCCTTTCAGTGAAGCAGTTACTATGCAGGACGATCTCACAGTCCAAGGAAACTTGACTGTAGCAGGTAATTTTGCAAACTTAGCTGTGGTAGATTCTTATACTGATGACCGAATGATCATGTTAGCAAATGCTTTTACAGGATCTCCCTCACTAGATGTTGGACTATTATTTAACAGAGGCAACCAAGGTAATGCTGCTTTCTTTTATGATGAGAGCGCAAGAACATTCAAACTTAGCGATACAAAAGACCCTTCTTCAAATACTAGTTTATCCCCGGTTTCTGCAGCAAATTTAGACGTAGGAATAATTACTTCAGCATCTTTAGTATCGACAGCAATTACTCAGAATGGCGCTACTTTAGATAATCTAATATCTTCAAACGTTGATGGTGCTATCTCAACAGTAAACGATACGAATTTAACTGCGTCAAGAGCTTTAGCCTCCGATGGTAGTGGTAAGATAGTTGTTAGTGACGTAACATCTACTGAACTAGGATACCTTGATGGTGTAACTTCCGCAATTCAAACTCAGTTTACCGGCGCAGAGACAAGAAGAACTAATAATATTGCAGGAGCAATCTCAACTGTTACAACAAGTGATCTCACAGCATCAAGAGCTGTAATTTCTGGCACTGGTGGTAAAATCGAAGTCAGTGCCGTGACCTCAACAGAGGTCGGTTATCTAGATGGTGTGACTAGTGCTATTCAAACACAAATTAATGATTTAGAAAGCAGAAGAAATGCCAATGTAGGAGTAGCAGCTGCAAATGATTTTGTAACGTTTACTCGAGTAAACGCAAACTTAAATACCACAACTGATAATGTTACTGCTCTAGAAACTCGTGTTAATGCGAATCTTGATGTCGTACAGGATAATGTTGCTGCTAGAAACACCCAATTAAATGCTAATATCGACGTAGTGCAAGACAACGTAGCTGCTCTTTCTGGTGGCGCGATTCTATTAACTCCTTTTAATAATGTAAATACATCAACTGGAACTTCTAATGTATTCTTCCTAGGCAAACCAGTTGGAACTCCTGCTAATGTTCTTTACGTTGCCATTGATGGTGTCGTTCAAACTAAAGATGTACCTGGTGTTTCAAATAATGATTATGTAGTCACAGTAGCAAATAACACGATTGCGTTCACAGACACTAGTATCCCCTCTGGTTTAACTATTACAACTCAAATTGTATTCTAATGAGACAAATAAAACAACTTACTACTGAGCTAACATTTAGATGTAATGCTAAATGTCCAGCTTGCCATCGTTGGAAACCTCTTCGAATTAATCTTAACGATGCAAAATATACCCTTACTCTTGAGAGATTTCAACAACTATTTAATCCTGATCTTTTGAATAACCTTCAATGGTTGATATTAAATGGTAATTTTGGCGACTCTACTATGAATAAACAGTTTCGTGAAATAATTTCATACGTAAAGTCACATGGCACTCGTCTTTTAATTCACACTAACGGTGGTATACATGATCATGATTATTGGACTGATGTAGGTAATATTTTAACTAAGCATGATATTATTAATTTTGATTTAGATGGCTTGCAGGACACTCATCATATTTACAGAATTAATACTGAGTTTGACAAAGTGCTTTCTAATGCTAAATCTGTAATAGACACACAACGTGCAAAAGTTCATTGGAAATATATTGTGTTTGAGCATAATAAGCATCAAGTTGAAGATGCAAGACAACTTGCTAAAGATGTCGGTTTTACGACTTTTTCAACAGTTAAGACATCTCGTGATGTGTTTGCTCCAAAGTCAGGTAAATTCGTTCACTCTAAAAAAACTAAGGTGTATGAGCAAGCTGAACGTAAAATACATTGTGTTTGGGATGATTGGGGGAAATGGTACGTATCTCCTGAAGGTTTGGTATTTAGATGCTGTTGGACAGGTGGTCACTATTACGATAAACAAAATGACCGTTTTTATTATCCACCAGACTTTGAACGTTTATTTAACGGATTTAATGTTCCCATCCAAAAAATAATTTCGTATAATTATTGGAATAAGCTTCAAAAATTTTTAGAGGGATATGATAGATCCTTCAGGTTATGTAAGTCTCAATGTGGAAAAATAGTATCATCTATTGAGAAGACTGAAGAAAATTTAAAAACTGGTAAAACATCTAATATAGATGCTAGTAATCAATGGGGTAATTAATGAAAACCGTAAGCAAAGTTGGAAAGTTTAAATTTTTAAGGTTCCCTAATCGAGGCATCCGCAGAGATGAAAGGTTCAGAAAACTTGCAACTTCTGGAAAATTAGGTTATTCTACATTAGAGAAATTTATTAACAGAGAACGTGCACTTGGGTATCCTATAAAGTATTCCAAGCCAATTGGTTTTAGAAAGAAGTAATTTATGGAGTATAAAGGTATTGATATAGGAGAGTGGGAATATGAGGGTCCCAGAGATTTTGCACTAAAGTTGATTGACCGTTTTGGAACTCCTAAATATGTAGAGAAAAGTCCTGACAGAGAAGAGGCTAATTCCGTAACTTTTAAAAATATTGACGGGTTTGATATTGTAAAGATTGTTGACTCAAACACCAACAAGCTGCATCCGTATCCAGCTAAAATTTATGTTGAAGGAAGTCTCTACTTTACTGTACCGAAACAAATGGTTGGTCTACTCAAAGCAGCATCACCTACTATCATGATTGATGAGTTAAATCAACTTGTTACAGGCAAATGTGCTAGTTTAACGATTGCAGCAGCGACAGTTCAATTCGTGATAGACGCTGTGAATGGCGTATCTCCTCCTACGAAGGAAGAATATGATCGAAGACTGAAAAGAATTATTGATGATAATGTTTTAGACCCTCAAATCAGCTGGTGGGAAGACAACTTGAATGAAATGAAGCAACAACAAAAAGCATTAAAGGAAGAGAAAATGATTGAAAAAGACGGACATACTGACGTAGCCTCGTCTCGTAGAATGTGTATGACAATAATTGAAGACGCACAAGATATAATGAGAGCACTTCCTGAAGATGGAGAAGAATCCTTACCTACGTGGTGGACTAATAAA